AGAACTGGAAAGGTTGAGACATGGCGGAGAACTCATTGTAGGGGAACAACCTAAGAAATTTGTTCGTAAATGTCCAACGGAAGACTGTAAAGGTTTCATGAATGAGGAATGGTTCTGTGGTCTCTGCGATCGTCACTTCTGTGAAAAATGTAATGAAGAGGTCTGTGAAGGTCACGAATGTGATCCAGATGCGGTAAAAACTATGGAACTTCTAAAGAAGGATACGAAACCGTGTCCAAAGTGTGGAACAATGATACAGAAATTGTCGGGGTGCGCCCAGATGTGGTGTCCAGATTGTCACACAGCTTTTGATTGGAGAACTGGTCAGGTTGAAACTGGGCGCATTCACAATCCACACTACATGGAATTCAAAAGAGGTAGAATATCTAGTAGAGAACATGCCGACATCCCATGTGGTGGTGTTCCAACATTTAGGGAGCTGCGTGAAATTGACGCACCTGATGATATCATGCGTTTCGCTATGGTTCTTTATCGATTGGATAGAGATCTCATTTATCGTTACGGTGATATATATGATGGAGATAACAGATATCTTCGTGTAGCCTACATGCTCAACGAACTTCGCGAAGAATATTTCAAGAAAGAACTTCAGCGACGGGACAAACAAAGGGAACGGCACCAAGACATTACCAATATATTCAGAATGGTCATAGATACCGGTGGAGATCTTCTAAGACAATACGTTTTAGAACCAGATCGTATAGATGAAATAATTGACATAGCTACTAAATTATTTGAATATGCGAATGAAGTGATGGGTACTATCAGGAAAAGATACAATTGTGTAGCACCACACAATATTAATCTATTCTAATAATAAGATGTATCTCCTTGTAGTTGCTTTTATACTGTTGGTCATTTACCTCATACCAACCTACATCAAACCAAGGATTATTACGGATTTCATCAGTGAAGATGAGCGTCAATACATCATGAAAAAGGCTGAAAAAAGGTTTAAAACTTCTACAGTCTCCAGTGATATGACAGTTGACAAAGAAACGCGTGACAGTGAAACCGCTTGGTTGGAACTATCGGATCCAATTGTTAGACGCGTAGCTGAAAGGTGTGTCTCTCTTACAGATAGACCACTTGTTAACTGTGAAAGTCTTCAGGTACTCCGATACAAAGAGGGTGGTAAGTATAAACCTCACCAAGACACTTTTAATGACATGGGAGATAACAAGCGAATGTACACGGTGATTTTGGCCCTCAATGATGAGTACGAAGGTGGTGAAACTGAGTTTCCAAATTTGGGTAAAGAATACAAAATGAAGGCGGGTGAAGCTCTCTTTTTTCACACACTTGATAACTACGAACTTATGACATCCAAGGCTTTACATGGCGGGAAACCTGTAAAGTCTGGTGAAAAATGGATTTGTAATCTTTGGGTGCACAAGTATCAATATGACGAACAGATATTATAAGCTACTGTTATTCTACCCGATTTTTCAGAGGGTAAAACTCTATGATATAATGATGATGGAAATATAATTACTGTACCTTCTTTTATGCTATCAAAATCACCTGTATTTATAGTATATTCTTCATTTGGAAAAAGGGGTATATGTTCGTTAATTATATTGAAAGTTGTTGTATTTTTCTGATTTTCATCATTTAATATATATATTATAGAAAATGAAGGATAAAATAATTTATTTTTTAAATGTGCAGGTTTTCCGTAGTGATTATGTAAATCGAAAGAACCACCTTTATTATATTTTGTGTACCATGCATCGGAAATATGGTGTTCATTTAAATTTAATTTATAATTTAATTTGTTATTAGAATTAATTTCAATTAACATTTCTTCTAACGTACTCCATACTATATTTTTTACAAAAAAATCATTAAATAAAAATTCATTATTATTTTCTTTTTTATTATAATCAAAACTTGTGTGTGCATTATGTAAATCTAAATTACATTTTTCATAATTGTTATCGTTTTTATCAATCCATTCTGTAATATAACTTTTTATTTCGTCATGTTTTTTTAACTGCTTCCAGTAAATAAACTGACTTGGAAAAAATTGTATGGGCATACTTATATTATAAAATAATACAATCCTTTAAACAATTTCACCATTCTCAATGAGCTTCTTTCGGTTAATCATATGAAGTTCTTCAACATCCTTCTTGTTTTGTCCAATGTATGGAACGGCATAACCATTCTCACACATCCATTTATTGACATTAGTCCATTCACCATTTTCAGAGACCCAAACTTCTGCCAATATACGCCCAAACTTACCACGACTATCCCTTTCTGGGCATCTGAGTTCGATCTCGATATCATCCTTCTCAGATTCCACAGCCTTGAGGCACCACTCTTTCAATTTCTTCTTGGAAAGAAGACCAAATTTCTTTTCTTCTTTGTCGGATGTTCGCGACTCTGGAGTGTCAATACCCAAAAGACGCACTCTCTGACGAGTACAGACATCGAAGCCAAGGTCAAGGGTCACATCAATCGTGTCTCCATCAACAACCTTCTCAAGCGAGGAAACTTTGTATATAAATTCACAAGGTTCTTGGGAGTAAGTAGTCATATAATAATTACAAATATTTTAGTTATTTTCTAGTTATTGTCGTCTAAACATATCATACGAGTGTCATAACATGATGCAATATCACACGAAAATATCACCCTACCACCACTTGATATATCTTTTACGTGATGATTTAAACTAGAAGGAAATATTAAGACAGTACCTTCACCAATGTCTTTGTAATTATAAGTTTTGAAAGTAGTTTGTGAATATAAATGAGAGCTTACACCCGCTAAAGATGGTTGTATAAATTCAGTTTGATTTTTTTCATTTTCATCATTTATAATATATAATAAAGTAAATGTCTGTAACCACTTATTATTATTTTCATCATATCTAATTTCTCTACCTGAAAAAGTATGATTGTGAAGAGAAATTGAACCATTTTTATCATACACTGAGCACCAACATTGGTGTATTTTAGAAGCAATTATATGCATTTTGGGAGTATTTTCTCTCAATTCCTCGTGTTCTAAAAACTCATCCAATGTATCCCAAACGACTGATTTTATAAATTCATCATAATTTCTTAAAAAAAATTCAGATTTTAAATTATTATGAGTAGTTATTCCATTATTTATAAGACCATGTGATCTGTAATCATTTATATTTTCATTTAAATGTTTTAAAATCTTTTCTTTAAAAATTTTATGATCTGGAACTTTTCTCCAATAAACAAAATTGGCTGGAAAGTAAAATACACCCATTAATTAAAAATATGACAGACTTTTTAAGTTCATTCCCCCAACAAGTAACTATATGATCGTTTTAATTTGTTAAATGGCCACCACCAGTTCATTTAAGATAGATAAGGAAAAGAAACGAGGGGAAAGTAGAAAACCACGATGGATCTTCAAACGCTCTCTGCTCAAGTGCAAGGACATGAAGTCGCTTCCAACACACAATTCCTACTCAACTCTGCCTACCTTGTCTTTTTGATGCAAGCTGGCTTTGCGATGTTGTGTGCTGGGTCGGTACGAACAAAAAACACTAAAAACATTCTTATCAAAAACGTACTCGACGCGTGTGTTGGTGCCATTGCGTGGTTCCTTTTCGGCTATGGTTTTGCTTTTGGCAAGACCGATGGTCACAAACCCAATTCTTTCATCGGCTCTGGTAATTTTGCAATGAAGAACATTTCTTCGCCAGGTGACGTCGCATTCTATTTATTCCAGTGGGCTTTCTCAGCCGCTGCTGCTACTATTGTTTCTGGATCTGTCGCTGAACGCACAAAGTTCATCGCCTATCTGGGTTATTCATTCTTTTTGACGGCATTCGTCTATCCTTGTGTTGTACATTGGGGTTGGTCCACTGAAGGCTGGCTTGGTCCATGGCGTGAAAATGGTGCTAAGCTCTTTGGTGTCGGTATGTTGGACTTTGCTGGTTCGGGTATTGTCCACATGGTCGGCGGTCTCGCTGGTCTTATGGGCGCCTATATGGTTGGACCGCGTAGAGGGCGTTTCTCTGAAGACGGTCGAGTTAATCCAATGCCTGGTCACTCTGCTCCTCTTGTTGTTCTCGGTACATTCATTCTTTGGGTTGGCTGGTATGGTTTCAACCCCGGTTCTCAGTTGGCTTTGATGGGTGAAGACAACGCTAAGGTCATTGCTCGCACGGCTGTGACTACAACTCTCTCCGCAGCCTCCGGTGGTCTCACTGCCATGGCTCTCAACTACAAGTCTGATAAGATTTGGGATCTCATCGCTGTCTGTAACGGTGCTTTGGCAGGTCTCGTGGCTATTACTGCGGGTTGCTCCACCACTGAACCATGGGCAGCTATCATCTGTGGCATGCTCGGTGCTATTTGTATTAAGTACTCGGGTGCTCTACTCCTCAAGTTGAAGATTGATGACCCTCTCGAAGCTGCCCCGATGCACGGTTTCTGTGGTGCTCTCGGCGTCCTTTGGGTCGGTTTCATGGCTAAGCGTCAATATGTCCAAGATGTCTTTGGCATTGACGAAGCTGGCGTCTTCTATGGCGGTGGTGGCAAACTACTCGCTGCTCAAATCATTGGTATCATGACCATTGCTGCTTGGACCATGGGTATGCTCGGTGCATTCTTTGGTACCTTCAAGAAGTTTGGTCTCCTTCGGGTTGATGAAGAGGAAGAACTTGTGGGTCTTGATGAATCTAAGCATGGTGGCTCAGCATATAATATTGCCTAAATACAGAATATGAAGTCTGTTGTCTTCACCTATGGTCGTTTCAATCCACCACACAAGGGACACAGACTTATGATTGAACAAGTCATTGAGACAGCGAGGCGTACTAATAAGAC